ACTCACTACTCGTGTAGCACCGTAGTTGGCAGAGATGGTAGCAGTACCACCACCATCAATCGTCTCGCTACCCTCCGTTGCAATGGTGATGTTGTTTGTACCCGCATTGCCACCCTCGTCAATGATAACGTAGGTCTGTCCATTACGGACACTCGCAGTAGAGAGCGTGATCGTCACTGTCGCACCTGCCGTCGTTACACCGATCATGTAGTCTCGAACGCCAGTGGTATACGCCGATGACTTCAGGACATGACTGACAGGATGGTTGAGAAGCTGCTGGCCCCGCGTTCCTGGGAAGCCACGGGCATCACGCAGACTAACCATCTCTCCTCCTAAAGAGCTACGTTTACTGGGGAAGGTCGAGTCACTGCCAGCGTATCCCTGAGAGTTCGCGCACGAGCCGTGACCTTGGCCGTCACCTGTGCATCTGTAACCGAGCTAGCCATGTAGACGGTCTGCTCTGCACTCGTCGCTTGATCCACCCCATCCACGGTATCCCAAAGCTGCCAGATGGCTACCTTCTTCCCACCTTCCGTGTACCTATTAAGTACGACTGCTCTAACTGCCATTATTCCTCCCGCCTACAGCGCATAGCTGACTGTGATATTTACCGCAGAACTGGTTACGATATAGAGTCCAGCCGATAGGTATATATCGTAATGAAGTGTAACTGAAGCGAATCCAGACGACACTACAGTTATGATTCCAAAAGGAGTATCGGCACTATCTGGATCGTTATGCAGGGTGATCGTCCCGTCTGCACTGACAGTATTGATGGTGATTGTGTGAAGAACCCCTGCTGCGGCCATCACAGCGGTGCTGGTAGCACTGGTGATATTCGCAAAGTTGTGTCCTGTTGGGCTAGTCCGAAGCGTCCCCAGACCAGGAGCGGCATCACCAACGGTACGAAGCCTGTCCCACTCATTCCCTACAGGCGCAAGGCCAACAAGGAAAGACCGAGAAGAAAGGACCGAGGTTGAGCTACCCTTGGCATCTGCGTCTGCTCCGCTTACATCAACAGGAGTGGTATTGTTTGCGCTCCCAGTAATTACTGTGAACAGATGCCCATGCTTGTCAGCACTCAAGTCAACTCTGTCGTTATTGCTGACCGTCGGCCTGTTCCCTGTGAACGCCTTCGCCCCGACCTTGACTGGGTTACCGGAGTCCGCAGCATCGCTTGCGACCGCACCCTGAATTCCCAGTCCGGCAGATTCAACCCCTTGAACGAGAGAGGTCCAGGGGGAATTGCTGGGGACAACCCTGTAGACGGCAATAAGCGTCCCGGTTGAGCCCGCAGAGCAACTGATCCTCGTCTGCGTCAGAGGCCCGAGGAGCAGATACCGCGCCGTCGAGAGGCTTGTTAGCTGCGAGACAGACGGTGACGCAGACAGGGTGGCAAGCGTGATGTAGGGAACGTTGAAGTAGTTGCTCCCGTCGATTGTGGTCTGGAAATCGACGGTCCCATCCCAGGATGAGGTGATGTTGAGGTCTACGAGGACGGCGTATCCATCGGCGTTGAAGTCGATGTTGCTCGCCGAGGTCGTAACAGTTGTTGTCTTACGCTCTCCGAGTGCCATAGAGGTCATCCTCCCATCTCGGTGATCTCAGTCCTCACCGAGGGATTATATTATTGTTAGAACGGAGCGGTTATGGAGTAGGAGAGATCCTGCCTTCCAGCCCCTCGCTCATAGACGAGGATGCAGGTTACATCCGATCCGTCATCGGAGATGATCTTTGCTCCATGCTGGGCATGGGTCAGCATCGCCCAGTTATTGGCTGCCACCGCGTGACCAAAGGATGATGTCGGAGTCCCTGTTGGATGCCAATGGAGGCTATCGCCCGATGGACAAAAGATCCAGATATTCCCCGTGTTCTGTGGAATCGTCTGTCCGGCTTCAGTGATGGTTTCCGCACTCGCCCCAATCGCTTGAGACGCTGCCGAGATAAACGGAGAGCGGTGCCTAATTGTCGTGTCGGCCATGTCTTACTCCTTACCCGATAATGGGAATCCCATTTGCCTTGAGAAAGTCGCGTATCGCCCCGTATGGCCCAGGAAACTCAGCCGTCCACCCCCTCGCTGCAAAGGCTCCTCGGACCATCTTGGCCCTATGCTGGGGCGAATCATCCGTCGCATCCACGGCAGCCTGGAGGTCTGGAGGAAGGCTATCATGCTCCTCTTCCACAGTCTCCTCGGCCTCCTCCTGGGGCCGCGCTGCCCATGCCTGATGAACCTTTCCGCGCTCATGGACTCGCAGGGCAACGGCGGTATCCTTCCGCTCCACGCCGCATCCGCAGATGACGACTCGACTGAATGTTGTCATGGTTCCTAGCTCCCCTTCGTCACAACGGCGCTGTAGAGCCACCGAATCCACCAGGGAGCCCTTTTGACCGTTCCATCCTTCATGTCGTTCAGTACATCGAAGTTGCGGGAGAGGAAGTTTGTGGATGGTTTCTGGCCGTCCGGCTCCCAGTCCCTCAGTTCACGGGGCAATCGGTCCCTCTTCCCCAGCCAAGCAAGCTTCTCCCTTAGCTCCTTCCACTCCTCTGACCGCATCTCATGTCCAATGATGAGGTCAATGCGCCGTCTGATTTCCAGCCACTCATCAATCGGGACAGACTCTCCTGCGAGTTGGAGGGAGCGGGCACGGCGGTCAAACCCCACCCGCTCCCCTCCAATGAGGACGTTCTTTAACTCAAAGGAGAAAACTGCGTCCCCTTTAGTCTGGCGCATTTAGCACACCAGGAGAACCACGACGGTCCCTAGCTCAATTGAGTCGTCGCCGCCTGAGCCCTCTGCTGCCTTCTGGACAGCAATCCCGACGTAGTTACCAGCCTCGATGATGCCTGTCGCATTAAGCCCTGCGGTGACATCTCCTATGGCAAGGTCATTGGCTGCCACGGTCATAGCTGTAGCAGTAATGCCGTCAGTCGTAGCAGAGGTTGTCTCATCGTCAACTCCTGCGCTGGCATCGAAGGTGTAGGTGTCCGAGGCATCCAGCGCAGTTCCAGTTCCGCACCACCACTTGTAGGCAATCTCTAGCCCCACGCAGTTCTGTGGAACCATGAATCCCGTTGCGGCAACGGCGTTGGTGTCATCCGTTCCGATCCCGTAGAAGTCGTTGTCGTTGTCCTGGGGGGCCGCATGGCCAACGTATGGATACGTTAGGTTAATTTGCAACTCCCGCACAGGAGGGATATCCACATAGAGTTCAGAGGTGGACAGCCCGAAGCCAACTACCTGAACGAGGTTGTTGGCCCCTGTCGGGCGCGTCGCCGTCAGCGATCCTGCGGTGGTACTGAGGAAGTATTGATCCCCTTGGGTGTAGGGAGCGTCTGTGTCTACGATGACGCAGGAGCGGCAAAGCGCTGCGTTGGTGTCCCCTGAAGCGTAGGAGTTGGTAACAATGGCTTCAGCGAATTTTGTGTTGTCATCAGCATCGGCAAGCTCCCAGTCGGTGCCATCAAAGTAGACGGCATCGCCAGCTACAACATTCGTTTGGTCCGCGCCGATCTTCCCGTAGAAGACGCCCCTTGCTTGTCGAACGTATGGGTCAGCCATTTGAGTTCCTTTCTCGGTGAACTACCGAAAGGACTATTAGTTGTGTTATTACGCTGCGGAGTCGATACCACCAAGGGCGATGATCTGCTTCGGGCTAAAGACCACAGAGCCGAGGTAGACAACCATCCGGTACAGGTTCTCGTTCTTGTTCTCTTTGATCCCGACATCCTGTACGTCTGGATTGAGGACCGACCCGTTGTGGATGAGCGTGAACCCATCCTTCTCTTGCCCAAACTTCACCGCGAAGATGGTTGTAGCTGTGCTGGAAGCCCATGTGGATGCGTCGGCGTAGGTTTCCTCGTTGGTAATCCAGTTGGAAAGCAGGATGGGAATACCATCGTAGGTGGTAACCTTGTGGCCGAACAGGTTGATGCTATCCAGCACCACGCCGCTGCCCGATGCACGGGACAGGGAGGTGAGCTTCCGTCGCATCGTGGTATTCATTACGAGAGCATCCGGCTTGGTCGCCCCATCATCCACTTGGTCAACAGCAGCGTCCAAACGGTCCAGGGTCAGTTCTGTCTCTGCTGCCCCCGGTCCATCTATCACGCCGTCGTCCATCGCCATCATCCGGGTACGAGTTCGGCAATAGCGGTCAAGGCCGTCGAACTCCGTCGAGGTAACGGCAGAGTCGCCCTTGATGACGTACTGCCCAATCTTGCGGGCCAAGGACCGAGACATCTGCTCCAATAGGACGGCCTTCTGGCTCTGAACAGAAGAGCGTGTCTGCATCGCGTAGCGGTCCAGAGGACTCTGGACGCCGACGATGGCAAGGTTGGTCGTCCGACGGGTGAAGGTGGGCTCGGAGTCCTGCCATGTGCTGCCAACGGCAAAGGACGTCGTTGTGGGGTGCGTACTCTCCTCGTTCCATGCGAAAGCCGTGCCCTCAAAAGACTTGAAGGCCAGCATCGCCATGAGTGCGTCTGTCGTGAGAAGAGTCTTATAAACACCCCTTGTCAGGTCGTCTGTATTGGTTAAATTCGCGTACTCTGAAAGGGTAGGCATATCCTTCTCCTAAACTGATTTATCTTTCGCTCGTTAGATGCCGTGAGAAAAGTTCGCCAGGAGACACATTTGCAAAGTCATCACGCGGCCTTCCAGCCGCTCGGCCACCAGGAGCCCCCAGAGCCATCGTCCCGTTCTCACGGTTCTCTCTCTGGCGATCCTCCTCGGATTCCTTGCGCTGCTGCGCGGTCGCCGTCTTTGACTGCGCGGTAACCTTGCCAACAATTCCTTTGATGAGTTTGCGGTAAACGTCATTGAGCCCGGCGACAGAGGTCTGGTTGCCCCAATCCTCGGCAGCCTGTTTCACAAACGGCGTTTCCTGCGTGATATCCACGCCAGCTTCAACCGCCTCCTCAATCAACTCGTTGATGCTGGTAACAAGGTCGGCGCTGTGCTGTACAAGAACCGTAGCATCAGCATCTCGCTGCTTCTCCTGCGTGAGCTTCGCAATCTCCTTGTCCCTCTCCTCCGGTTCAAGATCAACATCCTGCTGGATCTGTGAGAGGCGTATCTCCCTCATGCGTTCAGCAAGTCCCGCCACTTCACTGCGGAGTGTAAAGACCTCCCCCGCTGACTGACGGTTATCGAGACGCCCCTGTAGGCTGCGCGTCCTCTGCTTCTCAGCCTCCAGTTCAGTCTGTATCTTCTCGAACCCTTCCCTTGATATCTCAGGGGCGGTAGTCTCGGCCCCCCAATCCTGCTCAACCAGCGTGGACTGGGAGTCCTCCGTCTCAGCACCCAAGACTTCTCGTTCTGTCGTCATATACCCTCCGGTGCGTCAGCCTTCTGGCAGAGGCACAAAAAACGCCCCAAACAGTTGTTAGGGGCGCTCTCGGCACACAATATGTCTTAGAACCTACAAATAGCAGAAACCCTCTCTCCTGTCAACTGGAACTCGACCTCGCGCTTCTCCAGATCAATGACCGCCGTATGCTTCTCACCGTGATGACGAACCTCAAGGACGATCTTCCCGCCCTCAAACCGCATCACAGGCGTACCACAGGCGCAGCGAAGGAGGTTGTCCGGTATATTCACCGTACTAGGGAGGCACTAAT